ATCAATCCCCTAACCATACCTACCTATTACCCCCTGCCTACCTATCTGGTAACTAAGTAGATACGAATAACCCCTACCGCAGGGTGTTAAATACCAACTACTGGGCCTGGTGCTTATCCCCTCTAGAATTTTTGGGGGTTATTACAAAAGGGGCCTAAAATAAGGGTAATTCTTTAGGGACTAAATTGTTACATAAAAAACTGTTACCTTTACCCTAGGTAACAGATTAATATAAGTAGATAGATAATTATTTATTACTACTAGGGTAGTAATTACGAAAGTCCCTTGGGGGGACTTTCTACTATAGTAGTAACTAACTACTGGTAATTATATCATAGGAGTAGTAGGTCTAATGGCAGCTAAAGCAGGAAGCTCCCATCATCTTAGAGCGGTATCCGCCCAAAGAAAAGATGACTACCTTAAAGCCTTGGCTTCAGGGATGACCAATGTCGAAGCAAGTAAGATTGCTGGCATAAAACCAGATACTGTCAAATACTGGATAAAGTCTGATAAAAAATTTCGCGAAGATTTAGACAACGCCCGCACCGATAGGGACAACGTTCGCTCTGGTGCTAAAAATCCAGACAAGCTTAAAATAGGTTTCGAACAGTTTTCTGAAGAGTTCTTAGGGATGAAGGTATTCCCGCACCAAAAGAATTTTATATCGCTCTTAGAGCAAGGTGAGCCAGAATGGGTTCATCCTGCTATGACTTATGAGCCTTCTGCTAGAAATCGTATCTTAATAAATATACCTCCAGAGCACGCCAAGTCAACCACGATAACGGTAAACTATAGTACGTATCGTGTGGCTATGGACCCTAATGTAAGAATCATTATTGTGTCCAAAACTCTGTACAAAGCGAGGGAGTTCATCTACGCCATCAAACAGCGTTTGAGCCACCCGCGCTGGCTGAAGATGCAGCAAATGTACGGGCCAGAGGGTGGATGGAAAGAAGACGCTGATACTTGGAGAACCGACACCGTATACTTGGGTTCTGAAACTAGAGACTCGTCAGAAAAAGACCCCACCCTTCAGGCTCTTGGTATGGGTGGTCAGATTTACGGCGCACGCGCTGACTTAATTATTCTTGATGACTGTATTACAAATGCAAACGCGCACGAGTGGGAAAAGCAGATTAAATGGCTGCAGCAGGAAGTTATTACTCGTTTAGGTAAGAACGGTAAATTGCTTGTTGTAGGCACTCGCGTTGGAGCAGTGGACCTTTATAGAGAACTTAGAAATCCAGCACATTGGAGCGGTGGTAAATCACCGTTTACTTATTTGGCTATGCCAGCAGTATTAGAAATAGCCGAAGACCCTACAGACTGGGTAACCCTCTGGGCGAGGTCTGATAGACCTTGGGATGGCGATGAGGACACGACACCTGACGTAGACGGATTTTTCCCTAAGTGGGATGGTCCTGCCCTATTCCAAAGGCGCTCAGAGGTTACCCCCTCAACTTGGGCTATGGTCTATCAACAACAAGATGTTGAAGACGATGCCCAGTTCCCACCACTAGCAGTGCAAGGTTCTGTTAATGGAACTAGGAAATCTGGCTTACTTAGACTCGGCGCTCCAGGACATCCTAAAGACGGAAACTTTAGAGTCGTTATGGGCATTGACCCAGCAATGAGTGGCGCAACTGCTGCAGTTGTTATTGCTGTCGATATGGAAACTAACAGGCGCTTTGTGCTTGATGCTTATAATATGACCGAACCAACGGTTGAAAAAATTAAACAGCTCTTAGAAGATTGGGCTCTTAAGTATGAGCCTAACGTTGTAGTAGCGGAGAAAAATGCGTTTCAGTTATACCTTACAAGAGACCAGACGATACGTGAATTTTTCGCTTCTCGTGGAATCGTATTTCGTGAACATTTCACTGGCAACAACAAATGGGATGTGGATTTTGGGGTTGCGTCGATGGCTCCATTGTTTGGAGAAACTCGAGACCTTAGATTTGTAAAAAATACTAACCTTATTGAGTTGCCGTCTACGGCTAGTTCTGAAGGTGTTAAGGCTTTAATTAATCAGCTTATTACTTGGAAGCCAGGTATGAGCAAGAAACAACCTAGCGACTTAGTTATGGCGTTATGGTTTTGTGAGTTAATTATTCGAGAATGGGTAGAGCGTAGTAGTTTTTCTATGACCTTTGCTAATTCTAAATGGCACTCACGCAGACAATTAAATAATCGAATGGTAGTTGATTTAGATGAGCTATATGCTGAACAACAGCAAGATATATTTTACGCATAAGGATTTAAATGCTTAATATTAACCAAATAGCCAACAAGGTTGAATCTCTCAAGCGCAGGTATTATGAGAGAGACGCTCGTATGGCTGATATCTTGGAAGTACGTAGGGGTAATGTCCTCAACGTTTATCCAGATATGTTTCCAGAGGGCGCGACCAAGGCTATGGTTGCTAACTTTGTTGATGTTGCAGCCAGAGATGTATCTGAAGTATTAGCACCTTTGCCTTCTTTTAACTGCTCAACTGCCAATACTTCTTCAGATAGAGCCAGAGTCTTTGCTGATAAAAGAACTTTAATTGCTAATAACTACGTTGAGACTTCTCGGCTTCAAACTCAAATGTATACTGGTGCCGACTGGTATTTATCTTATGGCTTTTTGCCAATTATAGTTGAAGCGCACTTTGAAAAGAAATTGCCGCGCATTCGCATTGATGACCCAATGGGCGCTTATCCAGAGTTTGACCGTTATGGTCGTATAATTTCTTACACAAAACGCTACGTAAAAACTATAGCAGAACTTATTGCTGAGTTCCCAGAGTACGAATCGCAAATTATTGGTCCTACTGGTATCGATAATGTTGATTTATATTCGATGTTAGAATTAGTTAGATACGAAGACGACGAGCAAATTGTTTTGTATTTACCCGTTAGAGGTAATTTACTTTTGCAACGCGCTGAAAACCCAATGGGTGAAATAACAGTTCGTGTTGCTAAAAGACCTGGCATTGACTCTGAGCCTAGAGGACAGTTTGATGACGTTCTTTGGGTACAGATTGCCCGTGCCAGATTTGCACAGTTGGCTATGGATGCTGCTGAAAAATCAATCAACTCTCCATTAGCCGTTCCAAACGACGTACAGGAGTTCGCTTTTGGTCCAGATGCAATTCTCAGAACTGCTCAACCGCAGAACATTCGCCGTGTAGGCTTAGAAGTTCCACCTGCTGCGTTTGCTGAAGCAGAAATTTTACAAAGAGAAATGCGTCTTGGCTCGCGTTACCCAGAAGGTCGTAGCGGAAACATAGATGCTTCCATTATTACAGGCCAAGGTGTACAAGCATTACTAGGTGCATTTGACACTCAGGTTAAAACTGGTCAACAAATATTATCAGACACCTTTGAAGATGTAATTGCGCTTTGCTTTAAAATGGATGAGAAACTATTTCCGTCTGAAAAAACTATTTCGGGAACTAACAAAGGTGCTCCTTACGAAATTGTTTACAGTCCACGCAAAGATATTAAAAATGACCATAGCATTCAAGTTCGCTATGGTTTAATGAGTGGACTTGACCCATCTCGTGCTCTTATATTTGCGCTACAAGCATTAGGCGCAGATTTAATTTCAAGAGATTTTGTTATGCGTGAACTTCCTTGGAGTATGCACGTTAGCAAGGAACAAGAAAAAATTGATATTCAAAAAATGCGTGATAACTTAAACGCATCTATTGCTGCATTAGCTACCGCTATACCACAGATGGCTATGCAGGGACAACAACCAACTGAACTAGTAATGCAAATTGCTGATGTAATCAAAGAGCGTCAAAAAGGTACGCAAATTGAAGAAGCAGTTAAAAAAGTTTTTGGTGAAAAACCGCAGCCACAACCTACGGCTGCCCCACAAGTTGCCCCTGGCGGTAGTCCAACGGCTCCTGTTGAGCAACCCGTCCCTGCTGCTCCAGTTGAAGCCACCCCAGGGGTTCCTTCTGCAGAAGCACCCGCAGCACCACCAGCAGGACTAGCGCAGTTAATTTCACAGTTAGCAGGTTAAAATGGATAGAGTTGATGCATACCCAGAGTATGTCAAACTATTCAGAGAAGCCATTGATGGTTATGCTAAAGCAAGATTTCCGCAAGGTGCGCTAACTACTAGTTTGATTTTAGTTGCAGAGTTTATAGATGCTGATAATCAATATCACATTGAAGCATTGTCTGATAACAAAACACCGCCTTGGAAATTAAATGGAATGCTTGCACACGCAACAGATATTTTAGTAAATCCAGACACCAACTTTTTGGAAGAAGAGTAATGGCACCAAAGAAAAAAACTAAAAGTCGTAGTAACCAAAGTCGTATTTTATATACTCAAAATAATATAAATAAAGGCAAAATAAAAATTCTTGGCGGCGAAGCAATTGGTGGAGCAGGTAAAGCCGTAGGTAAAGCAGTTGCTAAGAAAGCTGCCGCAGCAGCTAAAAGAGCAGCAGCTAAAAAACGAGCAGCTAAACGTAAACTTACACCAGAAGAAACTGGTAAAGCTCCTGTTAATAAATGGGGTCCAGGTCGCAGGGAATACGAAGCAAAGAAAAAAGAATTAGGTATTGTTACTAGAAAACCTCCCCGTAAATTTATGGGCGATTGGTATAATTTTTAAAATTGGAGTTTAATGGCTAAAGAACTTGTTTCTGGAATGGGAAAAAATTCTAAGCGTACGGATAAAAATCCATCTAGACAAGCTAAGCGTTATATGGCTGGCGGTAAATATGGAGAAGGTAAAGAGTTACTAGACCTACAATCTGCTGCGCCTATGGGTGGAAAAACTCCTGGCATTTCAAAACCAATTACTATGCCTAAAGAACAAGTAACACCTATATTTGCTGAAACCCAAAGACCTGATGAATCACCCGAATATGGTATGCCTTTTGGAGCAGGACCTACTCCAGTTGATATTGGACTTATGCCTGGTGTAGGGCAAAAAGAATCACCACAAAAACAAGACTTAAGAATGTTAACAACTTACATTCCTATGATTGAAATGGCTGCCAACGCAGAAGGGGCACCTAGAAGCCTATCTACATTTGTTAAATATTTACGGAGTTTGTAATGCAAGTACCTCAATGGGCAGTTACTTTTGCAAAATACTTAGAATCTGTAGGTTATGAAAATGCTGGTTTGGCTTGGGGTATGGCTCACGCAAATGGCTTAGAACCTAAAGACCACGATGAAATTATTAGAATCTTAACGGCGGAGTATCAAGATGAGCTTAGTTAGTAACTGGGTTAATTGGATAGATGAAAACGTCGTTGAAGGCGGCAAGGCTGTCGTTGGTAAGTTTGTTGAAAAAGGTTTAGATTCCCCAATAGGTTTTGAAGCCCTAAGAGACCCTAATCGTGAACAAACGCGCAGACGCGTGTTTATGGAAAAATATGCAAATCTAGCACAAAATATTGGTGCTGGTATTTCTACTGCTGCTTTATTAACAGATGCAGATAATCCATATTTAAAAGACGGCTTTCAATTAACTCGCGGTGGTTCTATTGCTGAAGGCGATATAGGCAGAACCTTTACTGATTACGGAAAAGAAATTTCACCAGCCCAAGCAATTTTTGCTGGTAGTGATTTACTTACTGGTCCTGGTATTCGCGCAGGGATTCGTGCTGGTGCACAACTTCTTGGTAAAGAAACTCCAACTGGCGCTAAAAAAGATTTTAATATTTATGATGAAGAACAACGTCGTGTTGCTTTTGACGAAGAAGTTCTTGGTAAGTGGACTGTAGGTTTAGCCGATGCAGTTATTACTTGGTTTGCTGACCCATTTTTAATTGGTGCTCGTGGTACTAGATTAGCCCGTACCCAAACTTTAGATAGAAGTGTACCGCTAGGCGATACAAATGCTATCAACAAAGTAATGACCCAATCAGGTCCATCTGCTTTTATTGACGAGGCTTTAGTTACTGACCAGGCTGGTCTATTAAAGAACAGAGTTGTTAGACTTTCAAGCGACCCAGAGTTTGTCGCAGGGTTATTTGGTGAAATTGACACTGCTCGGTTTGGTGTTAAGGCTAGAGATGTAGCAGAAGATACTTATCGGGCTTTGCTTGGTGACGAAACAGCACTTACTAGATTAGATAAATTAGCAGCAGCCAGTGCTGATGCAATTAGACGAGCACAAACAAATAAAAAATTTAGCGAAACTGATATTAAGTATATTGCTGATGTTCAGTTTAATGGCGATGTAAATGCAGCGCTTTTGGCTAGACCTGATTTAAAAAATAAATTATCTGAAGTTTATAAAGACTTATTAAAGCGGGACAAATATTTACAGAACGCAGTAGAAAAAGCAAGACAAGGAGTTACTGCAAGTCCATTCGCTGGACCACAAGCAATCCTACCTTCTCGTTTTGGTTTTATTGAACGCCAAAGGGCTACTCGTGGCAGAAGCAGGGCTAATGCCTTTTTAGGTGGACCTGGTTTACGCAGCACATCTCAACGTGGTATTGATGGCTTAGAGTGGAGAGTTCAAGATTTTCAACTTGCACCATTTCACAGAGTTGTAAGATTTATTAGTTGGTCTGGTTTACAAAAACCATCAGGAATTGTTAATTACAAAGGTTTTGCTGCTGCTGAAAGCGCTGATGAATTAATTGCTTTTATGGATTCAGTTCAACCTTGGAAAAATGTTGAATCTGCAGCAATAAAAAGAAATCTTATAAATCAATACATTTCTGCTAAGACAGATGTTGCCAGAGCCAATGCAATTAGAAAAATTGAAGATGCTGCTTTTGAAGTAATTAATGAAAAATTAAAACTTAATGTGCCTCTTAATGCTATAGAAAAACGAAAGTACCAAGCAGAGGGCATTAAAGTTCCAGCAACTTTAGGTGAAGCTTTAAAAATTGACATTATGCTTCGCAGAGAAAATGCAAGACAAGTTCATCGTGAATCTGGATTTATGGTTGATGATGTAGTAGACCCAATTGTTGCAACCACTCCAGAATTATCTTCTCAAATTGCTGAAACCTATCAATTAATTGATATTATTTTATACCAACGTTTAGCAAAAGAAAATCTCAATGGATTAAAGGCTTTAGTTACAAGAGCTGGTGACAGACTATTAGACCTTTATGGAACATTTGATTTTTTCTGGAGAGCCTCAGTACTCTTGCGTTTAGGATATCCACAAAGAAACGTTAGCGAAGGTTTATTACGTTCTGCTTTATATCATCGTTCATTTATGAAATTGCATATATCGGCACAATTAAAAAATACTGCTAAAAATATTAAAAATAATGTGATAACCGAACGTTATGAACGTTGGAAATTAGCACAAGAAATGGGTATGAATAAACCTCAAGCCACTTTAGGTAGCTTTGAGGATATGATTGCTTGGCAAGAAAACCAAATATCTATTGCTCGAGAAGCATTAAAAGAAAAAACAAACGTTTTAAATAAATTACAAAAAGAATCTAAAAGTAAAGACATATCCGTTAAACAAAAAAACGCAATTAAAAAAGATATTGTTTTAATTAAAGACGAAATTAAGACGGCTAAAGTTAGAATTTTAGAAGCTGAAAACGGTTTAAGTAATTTATCTGGCAAGATTGGAAATCTTTTAACTAAAGAAGGTTCTAAACTAACAAAAGCGCGTCTTGGTAGAAAGCCAGTTACAATAAGTGGTCTTACTTTTAGAGGTGCTGCTGACGGTGATATGGGTGCTGTTGGTATGAGACTTGCTTCTTCAGCAAGAAGGATAAAAGCTGAAGTTAGAAACCCAATGATGCAGTCTCGTTCTATAGAATCTTACGGATATGGACTTATTAGACCAAATGAAATTGGGTATTGGGATGCTTTATCTGTAGCAGGTAGACAATTTAGAAATACCGAAGTTACCAGAAGACTGATGTTAATTGACACAACACTTGGTCGTCGTCATATTGCTAACGAAGTTAAAAAAATTGATGAATGGTTTAGGTCTAAAGACCCAGGAGCGGTAAGAGAACGCTCTAATACTTTTGCTGCTTTGGAAAGTAAAGAAGCATTAAACAACTATGTTAATAAAATGTGGCAAGATGTTCAAAATTATTTTCCAGATACAGAAATTCGCGTTCTTATGGCTAAAGAAGGTACTGCTTTAAACGCATATCAGTTACGTTCTAAAATGGGACAACGAGATGACCTTGGAAATATACACGGTGAACTTGTTAAACCCAAAGGAGCTAGAAGTACTGGTGAACTTTTAAGAGATGCCGTAGATACTGCTTACAAATACCTTGGAACTTTGCCAGAAGACATATTGGTTCGCGTTCCTTTTTATGATAACATTTATCAAAGCACTCTTCGCCAATCAGCAGAAGCTTTATTGCGCAGAGAAAGCCGCACTGGTCAAAAGATAACTGACAGAGAAATAAAACAAGCAGAGTTTGCTGCACATAGGGCTGCATTAAAAGAAACAAATAGAACTTTATTTACAATTAAACGCTATTCTAATTTTGCTAGATATGCTTCTTTTATATCTCCATTTATTCAAGCACATTTAAATACATTTAGAACTTGGGGTAGATTAATCTACGAAAGTCCAGACATTTTTGCTCCTGCTGCTGTACTATGGAGACAAGGCACGGCTAATGACTTTATTGGCGAAGATGAAAATACTGGTGAGTTGTTTGTTACTATGCAAATACCAGAATCCTGGAGAGATAATGCATTATTTCAGGGTGTTGAAAAAGTTAAAGTTGCTTTAAATAGATTTAATTTTATTCTTGCTGGGCAACCCTGGTATTCTCCTGGTGCAGGTCCAGTTGTTCAAGTTCTTGCAAGTAATTTAATTAGAAATGTACCTTGGATTGACCAAGCAATATACGAAAAAACAGGTAGAGTTCTTCCTGTTAGCGATTATATCTATAAGTATATTCTTCCATTTGGTGTGTCTCAAGCTCCTGCTTCTTTAGATTTAGTACTTTCAGCATCGTTGAAAAGATTAGGCTCTATAGCAGGTGCTCAGTTTGGTTTTTATACTGATGAGTTCTTAACCAGAATGAACAACATTACAACTGTAGAGTATCAAAAATATCGTGCTGGATTAAGAGATAGTGAACCTACTCCAGATGAAATAATTCAAAGAACTACTAATTTCTTTTGGTTAAGGTTTCTTGCCAATATGGGATTGCCTGCAATACCTGAGTTTAAAACTGATTATGACTTTTATTTTGCTAAATATCGTGAACTTACTACTCAATATGGATACGAAGAAGGCGAAGCTTTATTCTATGATAGATATCCAGATTACTTTGAAATGGTCATAACTAGATTTAGAAAGAACTCAACTGGTATAGACCCAACTGTTGAGGCTTCTTATAGAGCAGAAAAGTTTGAAGCATTAATCAACAAAGTAGAACAAGACAA